ATCATCCCACATACCAACACGTCTTATACCACCACCACCGCTATCATTACCCACCAACATTAATTTCTTGTAATTTCCATCATCATTTACAATATATGATTTACCATTACCTTCGTGATTATTATCCCACTTGTCAGTAGCAAGATTAATTTTATTAGTTTTCATTACACCAGGAACAGTAATGCCACCAGCTTGTAATTTCTTTGCAACATCTGAGAGATTTCTAATAGCATCAACATCAGCATTATAGACTTCTCTTACTGCTTGTCTTGCATCATTAATAGCAGAAAATTCTTCGACAGAGTCAAAATTTTCTTTTTTACAGAAATAATAGCCTATGAATGCTGCTATTACAAATAAAAAAATTAAATCTATGTTTTCCATATATATATCTATTATTAGATATTTATATAATTATTATATATTTTATACAAGATATCTTGTACTATAATTAAAGATATTTCTCAATGGAATCAGGCATCTCTTTAATATCCATCTTGTAAAAATGTTTCATTTTATTAAATGTTTTAACATCCATAGGGTCAGTCATTTTAACCATTGTAATAGCAACACCCTTCTTATCAAAACGACCACATCGACCAATACGATGTACATATGTCTCTTTGTTTGGTGGTAAATCATAATTAATTACTAGATTTACTTGTGGAATATCAATACCACGAGATAATAAATCAGTTGTAAGTAATAAACGTGTCTTACCATCCCGAAATTCTTTAACCACCGTATCACGTTCAGTTTGTCCCATATTACTATGAATCACAGTAATTGGGAAGTTATTTTGTTTTAGGTTCTGTTCAAGCCATTCTACTTTCCTAATTGTATTGCAAAAAATGATTGCTTGTGAAGTTGAAACTAAATTATACAAATCTAATAGAGTATCAAACTTGAGTTCTTCTGTTTCAACATCCAAATAAAATTGACTAATAAGGTCAACAATTACCTCATTATTCTTCAACAACACTTTAATCGGGTCATGCATAAATTTTTTACTAGCATTAAATACATTAATTGACATTGTTGCTGAAATTAGCACCACTTGAATTCCAGCAGGTGCTCTATCAAATAGATTTTGCATCTTCTCGCAAATACCTTCTGAAAGCAATTCATCTGCTTCATCCAATACAATAAACTTGAGTTTATGTACATTGATTTTTTTTTCATTAATCATATGATGAATTCTACCCAATGTACCAACTACCATACCAGCCACTTTAATATCTTGTCTGGTTTGATTAACATCAGTACCACCTGTACACTTTGCTACTTTGAATTCAGTATATTTTGTTAAATTAGATGCCACATCATAGACCTGAGTTGCAAGTTCACGGGTTGGTGTGATTACTAGACCCTGACATGCTTTCTCTTCAGCCTCTAATCGATTCATAACACCTAATAAATATGTGGCTGTCTTACCAGTACCTGATTGCGACTGAAGAATGCAATCTCTTCCTGTATTAATACTACCAATACCTTTTATTTGAATCTTAGATGGTTGTGTAAAACCATGTAAATATACACCTTTTAACAGATGTTCATTTAAATTGAGACTATCAAATGTCTCTAGTTGTAAATCGTCGTTATTCATTTTAATATATAGTAAAATAGTCTCTTTAAACTGTTTTATTAGGTCAATAAAATTGATTATAGTAATTCAGATTACAAAGAAAACCCGTGCACATGCACGCTTTCTAGATACTATAAAAAAACCCGTGTACATGCACGCTTTCTAGAAGGGACCCAAAAATATTCTTTAATTAAAAAATTGATTTAATAATATATTAAGAAATAGTTTTATATATATTTAATGTCTAACTCAAATAATTCAACTACTATGTTCTCAAACTTTCAACCCGATAAGCTTAATTTTACAGAACTTGAAGAAAATCAACGTTCTAAAGGACAACGGATTGCATATCCTCGATATGATGCAGTTGATGGTCCTCTACTTGTTCAATTTCCTTGGTTCCATATCGATTGTATGGGTGTTCCAAGTGTATGCGAATTTTATCCAGATGATTCAAAGAGAGATTTTATTAAGATTCCTCTTAATCAAGATATTCCAGAAGTAAAGCAACTTACTGATAAACTACAAGCTTTAGACAAACGTTTAGGTAGTCAAGAAATGCGAGAAAAGCTGATGGGTGATAAAGCAAGCAAGTATGAGTATCAACCTATTATTCGTGTACAAGATGAAGTTCCCCAAAGTAAGGATAGTAAATATAAACGACCATCATATCCATTTTATATGAAGCTTAAGCTTGATACAACTTATCCAGATTACAATCTTAAGACTCCTGTATTTCTTTCAGAACCAAAAGAAGTAGATGGTAAGCAAACACGTGAGCGTACTAAAACAGAAGTAAATACTAGTGATGAGATGGCTAAACAAGTTTGGCTCAGTAAGATTCGACCAATTGTTCGTCCTGTAAAGCTTTGGGCTCAACCAGCAAATAAAAAAGGTGCTAGTTATGGTGTAACATTCAAGATTGTTCGTCTTGAAGTTGAACCAAAGAAAGGTAATAACCTTCAAAAGTATGTGGAGTCAGATACATTCCTTGATTCTGATGATGAAACTACGCATAATGAACCGGTTTCAAAGAGTGTAGCAAAAAAGACAGTTCCTGTCGATGATTCAGATGAAGAATCAGACGATGTTCCAGTAAAAGCTGCATCAAAATCAAAGACACCTGCGAAGACTGTCGAGGTTGATTCAGATGAAGAATCTGATGATGAACCAGTAGCTCCAGTTAAAAAGACTGCTGTTAAAAAAGTCGATTCTGATGATTCAGATGATGAACCAAAAGTAGCAAAACCAAAGACAAAATTTACAGTATCAAAGTCTAAAAAGGCAACAGTATAATATCATTTGTCTAATTAATTTATAAAATTATTTAAGGATTATTTTAATAATAGTTATATATGAATTACCAAGAACCTCTCAAAATTAGTTCGATTGATTTTAGTAAAATGGTATATCCAAAACAAAGACAAACTCAAAATAAAAAGATTATTTTAATTAAAATGAGTGAGAAAAATAGGCTTAAAAATTTTGTGTTTCAAACACCAACATTATTAAATATTAATAAACCTGAGCAAGCTAATGGTTATGCAGAAATTGAATTAGCATTTGTTGGAAAAGAACAAAAGAAAGTAGATAAATTTATTAAATTTTTAAATGATTTAGAAACTAAATTAAAGAATGATGCAATTTATAATGCATCTAATTGGTTTAATTTAACAAGTGATAATGATACAATTAATTTTCAAAAAATAATGCGTGAATCGGTTGAATACAAAAATGGTACAATTAAAGTTAAAATTTTAAAAAATTCTGATTTTGAAACAATCTTACAATTAGATAACTCTAAAAAAATCAAGTTACAAGATGTACCTGAAAATTCTTGGTGTAAAATGATATTAGAAGTGTATGCAGTTTGGATAAATTCAAATAATGATTTTGGTATATTCTTACGCCCAGTATTAATTTCTTTTACAGCACGAGAAGAAGTATATAATTATCAATTTGTTGAATCAGATGAAGAAGTTGATGAAGATGATATACCAGATACTGAAGTTAATAATAATGTATTTGTAAAATTAGAGACAGATATTATTAATCAACTTACTCAAGATGAAGATACTACTGATATAAATATCTCAATTTTAAATAATATTAATTTAGGTAAATCAAAATTTAGTAGCTCTAGCAGTTCAGAAGATTTAGGATTAGATGCTGAAACATCAGAAGAATTATAATTAGATTTAAAGAGAATCTTACTATATGATATATATATTTCCTTTGCGAATAAATGATAGAATCTACAAAGTTAAATCAGGAAGTTTTAAAAAATATACAAATAAGTTCTCAAGAAAATATGATCTTAAAGTCCCTTGAAAAATTTTATGAAGATGATAATAATATAAAATTATTTATACCAATTATTAACTCTGAATCAAATATTTCAATTCGATTAATAGATCATTTTGTTACAAAATATTCAAAGAATAATAAAATAAATTTTAAATTGAAAGAAGGTGAAATAGAACAACAATTTAATGTTCATACATCATATAAACAACAATTGAAAGCATTTCAGAAAAAACATTTTGATCCATTTAGTAGAGGAGATAGAATACCGTATTTTATGAATGATACTTGTATCATAACAACTATAGGTCAGTTAAATTTTTTTAAATGGTTCATATCAAAAAAAATTTATGATTATATAAAAGACCATCATA